GCCAAGTACATTGTCCGAAGACAACGTTGTCTCGACAGAACCCATTCTCAGCAGAGGCCCCGTTCGGGCCTTGTTACGATTGGGTGGGGGAGACTTTCCCCGACCGCCGTCCTTGTTGATTCCTCAACCAGGAGCCGCTGAAAAGCCGGCTGCTGGAACTGAGACCAGTGGGGAGGGGGGTGTTTGGCAGGGGCCCACAGTGGGCCCTGACAAGGTCGAGATCGAAGCGAGTCGCTTGCTTCGATTACTCGACAGTCTCATAGCCGGTCAGAGTGAGGAGGACTCCTCACAACCGCCGACAGATGTCGCTCCTAAGCTGAGCATCCGGAGGGCAGGAGTACTTGGTACCCTGCCTCGGAGTCAAGTCGCCCCTTTCGAAAGGGATTGGCTTGATCGACTCGGCTTTTGGGTCAGAAGCGACATGGTCAGCAAGGCTTGGGTGGTTCACCATCGTGTGTCCGCCCTAGTCTTGCATCAGGTCTTACCCTTTGTAAGATCTGTCCTCGAGATCTTGCTGGACTTTGAACGTCCCAAGATCTCCTTGTTGCTAGTTCGAACTGACAGTTTCATTCAGTTCTTCCGTCGCGTGTCCAGTTGGCCCTTGGGAGACTTCGTTAAGAATGCAAAGTTCTTCACAGTCTACCCCATGGCCGCCTTCCTACGGAACCAGCTTCCGGATCAACCCCCAGCTAGCTACGGCTACAGGGGCTCGGTCGGGTCTGCTCTCCTCTTCTCGGGTAGCCTACGTCGGTACCTTAAGAACAGGATCAACTCGGGTCTCCCATCTAGCGGTCCTCTGTTCATAGGACTGCTCCAGGGGGTGAAACGAGGGTGTGCAGTAGTCCCCGATTCCTACATCATGCAGGCCTATAAGAAGCATGCACTTGCACTCTCAAAGGTGCAGGAGATCTCTGAGGAGAGACTCCTACACTTCCAGCCGTACTTCCAGAAACTCTGGCTAGGCCTGTCCGGGCCTAGACACGTGTTCGGGGAGCCTAGCCGTTCGGCCGCCCTCGGAATCCCTCGCTCTTCAGGAGGGGCCCGTGAGCTGATCCGATCGACGCTGGCTGGTCCGATGGGTCCTGAGTTCACCGCACGGATGTTTGAAGTCCGTCCGGGGGAAGTCGTCACCCAGCACTCGAGAGTCCAAGAGACCTTATACCATCAGGTCCTTCCTCACGCCACTGCGGCGGAGCAAGGAGCGATGGAGGCCCACGCGATTGTGGAGCCCCTCAAGGTTCGTATGATCACAAAGGGACCCGCCTTCCCGATGTGGTACGCACGGTCTCTTCAGGAGACCATGTGGACTCATCTGCAGCGGTTCCCGATGTTCGAGTTGATAGGTAGGCCTCTGAATGGTTCATCCATTCAAGGCAATGACCTCACTCGCCTGATCAAGCGGACCAAGAAGCTAGGACTGTCCTTTGATAAGTTCGTGTCGGGAGACTACTCCGCGGCGACGGACAACCTGAAGATCCAGTTGACTAAGGAGTCGAACGAGGCCGCGATGGCTTCGTACCCCTTCTCTGAGGGATCTAAGGCAATCTTCCGCTCTGTGTTGTACGAGCAGAGGATTTATTATCCAAAGGACGTGATGGGGCCTGATTCGGAGGGGGATTTTCCGAACGAAAATCCCGATCCGGGAGGCCGGCCGTTCGTAGTGCAACGAACGGGTCAACTGATGGGTAGTGTTCTCTCCTTTCCGCACCTATGCGCGTGTAATCTCGTGGCCTACTGGTCGGCCCTAGAAGATTATCTCGGAAGGGAGGTGGGGATCAGGCAGCTTCCTGTCCTGATCAACGGGGATGATATTCTCTTCCTCGCGGATGATTTGTTCTACGTCCTCTGGCAGCGGAGGATCGCTGAGTTCGGGTTCACCCTCTCAGCGGGCAAGAACTACATCCACCCACACTTTCTCTGTATCAACTCTGAGTCCTTTTGGTACGACAAAGGACGGTTCGAGCGAATCGACTTTCTCAACGTAGGCCTGCTCTCCGGTCAGTCGAAACTCACCGGAAGGACGGGTCTCCGCCTTTCCCCGATCTGGGATTACTACAATCCGGTTTTAGACGGAGCGTGTAATAAGGCGAGAGCGCATAGTCGGTTCCTCGAACTTAACAAGAAGGAGATTAAGAGGTTCACCCAGTCGGGGACCTACAACCTCTTCCTTGATCAGAGACTGGGCGGCCTGGGCTTCAACCTCCACCCGGAGGTTCGACACCTGGTCCGCTTCACCCGGTTTCAGAGAAAGTTCGGACACTACCTCCTCATGGCCGATGCGAGCCATGAGGGCGACCTTGGTAAGGCTAGCTCTTACCAGGGGATCGTGGCACTGGTGGAAGGGTACCGGAGGTCTGTACCGATTCCGCACTTCGGGGCGTTCGAACAACGTCCCTACCACAACGTTGGAACTCGCCGTGACCCCGTTTGGGCCCTCGTGATCGATGAGGACGAGCGGGTTGTTGAGCCGCGAGTTGTCCATGCCCCTATCCTTTCCGAGGTAGGAGCCGTGGAACCGCCGACGCTCAAAATTGTCCAACCATCCGCAAGGGTGTTGCGACAGTTTAGGGCAACTGAGGATGTGCTCTTCACTAGCGTAGAGCCACTCCTCCCGGCGCCAAGAGCGTGGGTTGAGCGGAAACCGGAGATCCCGGTCCTTTAAGTGGGTTCTGGAGGTCAAATTGCCCAAAACGGTGATGACAAGTCTTCGGACTCTCATCTTAATAGTTCCGTGCTAAACAAAATGCCGAGAGACTGCACGGCGCAAGCCTCACCTCCCACCACTACCCTTAGAAGCCGGTCTGGTAACAGCGGTGTATCGACGGGGGTGGTTCGGAGAAACTCTAGCTAATCCCCTTAGAAGCCGGTCTGGTAACAGCGGCGGATCGACGGGGTAGTTGGAGAGGAGGTTCCTCCAGGATGTACAGTCCCACTCGACCGGTGGGATCCACTAACAGGTCAACGAAACAAGATGCTATCGAAACAGCAACTCTCCCGTATTAACCCGCAGTCCATGGGCTGGCTCACTGCAGCCCTGGACCCCTACCACGACTTTCTCTACGAGGTCGATGGGCTCCCCGATGAGAAGACGGCCAATAGTGTCGTCCAGGTTCACAACCAGTCAGTTTCCATCACAGCGCCTGCTTCGGCGGCTGGAGGGAACTGGGACGCCAGTGTGTTGTATTCCGGTCTAACCGCGAATATCGACATCCTGTCGACTTATGCTGGTGTGGGTGGAATGATCACTCAAAGTCGTGCAGGCGAGCACAAGTACAC